GCCGCACTCGGGGCATTTCTTCATGGGGGCCTCGCCGGTCTCGCTCTGGCGCACGAAAAGCCGGTCTCCCGCGTCGATGTCCCCGTGCGTAAGCAGCGAGGCGCCAAAGTCCAGCACGATGCAATCGCTCTTAATCACGCCAGGGTATCGCTTCGCGTCGATGCACGGCCTAAGCCCTCGCCCAATCATCTGAATCATCGTCGACTTCTGGCTGCACGGGCGCACCAGAACAACGCACCCCACGCGCTGGCAGTCCCAACCCTCCGTGAGCTTCATCACGTTGAGGAGCACCTTGATTTTCCCTTGGTCGAACCGCCGCAAGATGGTGGCGTTGTCGTCGTCCGACATCTCGGAATGGACGGCCTCGGCGGAGATGCCGTCGTCGCGGAACGCCTCAGCCAAGTGTTGCGCGTGTTGGATGGTCGAGCAGAACACCACGGTGGATCGGTCTGATGCCTTCTCACGCCAGTGCCTCAGAATCTCCGAGTGAACGGCCCTCTTGTCCATAATGGCTTCGACTTCGCCCATGTCGAACTCCGCACCGGTCTTCTGCACGTTCTGGAGCTGGTCATTGAGCCCGATGTCCATCCGGAACGCACGCGGCTGAACCAAGTTCCCCGCTGCGATGAGCTCGCCCACGGTGATTTTGTCGGCCACGTTGGTGAACACCGCCGTGAGCGCCTGCTTGTCCCCGCGCTCCGGAGTTGCGGTGAGGCCCAAGATGACGCCCTTCGGAGACTTCTCGCGGAACGCCTCCACAATCCTCATGTAGCTGTCAGCCGCTATGTGGTGGCACTCATCACAGAAGAGCGCCGACATCCCGCTTGGCATCGTTGCCAAGTTGAGCGGCCTGCACAGCGTTTGCACCATGCCGAAGGTCGCCCCGCTGGACCACGCTTTGCGTTCAGCGTTGAACACATCAACCTTGGCCGACGGGTTGTACCGCTTGAAGGTCTCTTTGTTCTGGGTGACAAGCTCGTCGCGGTGCTGAATGACGAGTACCGGTGCTTTCTTCACGAACGGCGCAAGAATCGCGCTGCCCATGACCGTCTTACCTGCGCCAGTTGGCGCGATTCCTAATGTGTTGCCGCACTTGCCCAGTGCGTCGATACAGGCGTCAACGAACTGCGCCTGCCTTGGTCGTAAAATCATGTTGTGGCCTTTGTTTCACTGACGCAAAAATGAAAAAGCGTCGTTGCAGGATCTCCCTGCACACCATGCGGCTTGAGAATGCCGCTGGTTCTACATCAAAAAAGGGGGGCGAGACAATCATTATTGCCCCGCCCCCCACAACCCCAAACTGTACTACTTCAACCAAGCAGGTTTCTTGCCAGCCGTCGCCGCAGGCGCGGCGGTCTTCGCTACTGGCACCGGTGCTTTCGCCTCGGGCGCACTCTCATTGGCTTGGTTCCAGAGCTTGTGCCCGTTGCTGCTTGGGTTGGGTGAACCCCAGTCGCTGATGGAGTTGCGGTCAGCGCGTCCGTCCTTGCCCTTGTCGATGCCGACTTTGATGACGACCTCAGCGCCGTTGAGCACCTCGATGATTTGATTGAAATCACCGCTGTTGAACTGCTCGTAAGAAGCGGGGTCTTCGTAGTTGAAGACGCCACGGCTCTCAAGAATGCGAGTAATGGCCCCGATTCCCATCTGGCGCCACACCTCGCTGTTGTTCTCATCGAACGGGTTGCAGACCATCCCGAACACGCGCCGGTTGTTGTACTGACCGCCTTGGATGGCGAGCTCAATGGAGAGGTAGTCCCCACCGGTGGATTGACTGCTCTTGCGCTCCTTCACCACGAGGACGGCTTTCGCCACTGTCCCCTTGGGAATGAGTTCCATCTCTGTTGACCCGACGTTTGTTGATTGTGCGTTGAACATACTGCTTTCGATTTTTGTTTAGTGTTTGGCGGTGTCGATGCGTTTACCTGCGCGGATCTTGGCGAGCACCTTCCCAAGGTCAGCGGGTTCTTGAAGCTCCAGCGTACCGGAGCGGTCTTTTGCGGGGTAGCCCCACGGGTTTTGTTGGTGGCAGACGAAGGCGCGGTATTGCGACTTGTCCTCTGCCTCGAAGTTCTGAAGCGTCAGAACGAGGTCAAAGATACCAGGCAACTCGCGACCCGTCTTCGAGCCCTCGATTTGAACGTCCCAGTACTTCCTCTTTAACTCATCCTCCTGCTGCTCCAGAATCCCCACCAGCACCACGTTCTTGTGGCAGTGCTGTAGTTGGGTCACCCAACGAATCATCTCGCGTCCAAGAAGCCCGTAGGCCCCACGGGTGTCGGGCTTGCCGGTCTTGTCGCTGAACGCTTCCGGTTGCTGCTGGCACCATGCGAAGCACATCCGGCTTGCAACGGTGATGGAGTCAACGAACAGCGTTTCATACTGCTCGTGTCCGGACGCCGGCCCGAACGCCTTAACAACGGACTCGTACGCCGACTTCGAGTAAGAGCCGTTGTCGTCCGCAGGATCCGGTCCACCCAGCCACAGGGCGATGGCCTTCGCCAGCTCCCACGGATGAGCGCCCATCTCGTTTGACGTGCCGCGAATGTCAAGGCAGTCGCCCTTCCAATCTTTGCCCAGCGCCAGCGTGCCGGCCTCGAGGTCAACAAAGAGCGTGCTCTTCGCGTCCAGCGTGCGTGCTTGGTAGGTCTTACCAACACCGGCAGGGCCGAACACAACCGCCTTCACGCAGTCCGAGGTGCGCTTGAGGCGCTCGTCTGCCTTAATGATGCGCAGGCTCATTTTACGAAGGTGATACGGGGTTCGCTGAACTTGGTGGTACGCGCCTCCATAACGCGCCGCAGCACGTCTTCGTTGCCGATGCGCTCGATGGTCTTGGACGACACCGACATTTTGGTGGTGACAAGCTCCCGTGCGTCAGCCAGCGGCAGCGACTCGTACAGAGCCTGCAACTTGCCCTGATCCCACAGGTAGGTCGCCTTGACTTCGTACGTCAGCTTTACGCCGTCCACTTCCGTTGTGAGTGAGCCGTATCCACGGCCCGACTCTGCTAGCAGGTTCTGGAGGTTCGCCCCATGCTCTTGCATGACGGCCTGCTCCAGCGTTTGGATTTCTTCTTCAAGGGCGGAGATTTTTGTGAGCCGTTTGGCTATCTCCTCCCGCATTTTTTTCAGGTTCATTTTCTAGTTCACGTTTCAGTTTATGGCACACGTCTTCGAGTCGAAGCACCCAGCCTTCGCGGTGTGCAAGCGCCACAAGCGCCGCAAACTTCTCCAGCGGGATTTTCCGTCTGCGAATCCATGTTGATATTGTTCTCGGTTGCACAAGTACCCCCGACAACACCAACTTCTTCCAGAGCAGGTTCTTTCCCCCGAACCGGAAGACCATGTGCCTCGCATCTATTTGGTAGCTCATGGCGGGGATGAAGATGTACGCATTTTTTGCGTATCGCAACATCTTTTTTCCTTTTGTCGCAAGCTGCTTCCTTGCAACGTGTTGGGCCATGGAACCTGTCTCTTTTGACGCTCTGATTGAGAAATACACCGGTGTTCACGGCATCCAAGCGGGGATGGTTGTGCTCGCCCCGAAGGTACACTCCGACTCGGGGCCCATTGCCACTATGGGAAGCGCACTGCCTCCGGACACCATTATCCCTAAGGGCGCAGGGATTTACGACGAGAACGGTATGCTCCCGCAAATCAAAGGCAAGGGCCTTGAGTTTATCGCTTACGCTTAGGCTCAAGCGCCTTCTCGAAGAGAGCCGCTTCAGCGTCTCTGCGGCGTTGTAAGCCTTTGGTGTTAGGCCACAACCGCTTCATCGAGCGGATGAGTTCCGGTACGTCGTAGAACCGGCGGTCTCGCATGGCGTTCTGGATGCCCAGCATCTCCGAGCGTCTTTCGCCAGAGAGAGCCGTCCCACGGTTGAACACCAACGAGATAAGGGCGTCTCGCGCCTCGTCAGGCAGGTCTTCTGCCTGTGGGTAGATGCGGAGCATCCGCAGGTAGAATGTTGGCAGGGTGTTCTTTTGGAAGACCTCGACGGCCTTTTGCCAGAGGATGACGATCGAGCGCATTGCTGGCGAGGCGTGCAGGAGTTCACGGGCTGCGTTGGCCTTGACTCCGAGGGCGGCGGTGAGCGCAAGGTAGTCAGATTCGGGGAGAAGTTCCTCCCACGCCTCTTGAAACTGTTGCGGAGTCGTGTAGCCCAAGTCGTAGCCAATGCCGATGGTTACTCCGCTTTTCTCCCCGGGCCATGTCGGGCTCTGAAGGAACTTGCGGTAGTACTCCTCACCGCCGCCCACCTCGAAGTCGATGATGAGCTTTAGACCGTCGTCAGAGAGAATCATTTGTGCTCGTGGAAGAATCGCTCCGAGATTTCGCTCACCTTCTTCCACAGCTCCTTCCGGTCATCCTCGCACTCGCGGATTTTGTTGCTGAGATACCAAATGGCGGTGGCCATTGCGAGCGCAAGCGGCCCTTGGGCGATGAGCTGGTTTACCATGGGTTCAATGAGCAGGTCGGCTATCACGGTTTCTCCTTACGAAAGATGTTGATGGCGGAATATACGCTCACGCCGGCTGTGAGAATAGCATCGGCCTGGTCGGGCGCAATGCGAACTCCAAATACCGTGAGCAGGGCGATAACGCCGCGCCAGGTGGACGGTTCCAGTAAACGAGCGAATATGTATTTCATGGGTGTGTGTGTGTTGCGATGAGTGCCACGGCGACAACCGCAGCGGTTGGGTAAACGAAGTCGGTGATGCCCTTGAACGTCCACGCACGGGGCTGTAAACCGCCCCAGAAGGGCATATTCGCACGCCGCCCACCGTAGTTGTGCTCGATGTTGCGGTACTCTGCCTGCGCGTATTCGCGCCCCACGAAGTACGAGGCACCTGCTGCCGCGCCCGTCCACCAATCACCGCTTGCAAGAGCGATGACGGACTGGATGGCGAGAGCGATCAGAGAGTGGGCGAGGTGGTGCATGTCAGTTGCGTGGGTCGAACCAGAGCATGTCGATGTCAATGGGCGGCGGGTTGTGTTGGGCGTTCATGTGGTGCTATGCGCTGCGTCCGGTTTCGTACCATTGAACTCCATCGTGCTTTAACGTCAGTGATGTGTTCGCCGATGCCGAGAAGTTAGCTCCTCCAGAGAGGCGCATGTTCTGGTTGGTAGAGATTGCAGAATAGACGGTTAGGGAACCATTGAAGATCAGGGTGACCTCTCTGCCCATCCATCCCCATCTCATCGAACCGAACGCAGTTGTCCCAGAGACTCGGAACACATTCCCGGTCATTGGGATGACAAGTGGATCTGACGACGCGATGACTTGAGCAGTCGTGTTGTATCCCAGCGCGCCGCCGCTGGTGGAAGCGAAGTTTCCGAAGTTGCATTCGGACACAAAGATCGTGCTGTTTGCGACGGACGAATAGATCGGCCTGGTTGCGATGTCGTTGAACTTCACGTTGGTAACGTGAATCACAGAAGAGGCATTGTCGGTCGAGATACCCAAGTCCGTGTTGCGGATTGTTCCTCCAGCGATTGAAGCTCGCCCTTGCTGAACATAGATGCCGGCAACTTTTGGATACCACGTGGAGAACGAGTCGATGAAGGTGCTCTGACTTGCGATGGTATTAACAACGATGCCGTACCAGCACGCGGCAGATTGACACCCAATCAGTTTGGTGTCGTTAGCGTTTCCGCTGATGTCAAACCCAATGCTATCAGTGTGGGTGGCTGTGCCATTGAAGTTCTGATCCGTGCTGCAACCAATCAGCGTGTTTGAGTTCGCGTTGTAGATCTTGAACCCAGTCTTGTACCCGTACGAGAAGCAGTTAGTGAACTTTACCCAGTCTGCTGTGTCGTGCGAGTAATAAGCGATTCCCGAACGGGAGGTTCCGGTGCTGGGGTAAATCGTAGTGTCCGAGGCAAACGGCCACATATGACAGTTGGAAATGTAGCAAATGTCGGGAGAGCTTGTAATCTCAATGCCGTTGTTGTTGTCGCCATATACTCGGTCAATGACGTGCCGTTGCCCTGGCCCGTAAAACAGCTTGTTGAAGCCCATCACCAGCAAGTTCCTAAGTGCAACAGAACTTCCCACAGCAGTAATTGCTGTGCCTGCGTATCCGGTTCCGCTTTCAACCGGAAATGTCATCCCATTGCGGTAAATCAGAAGATTTTCGATTGAAGACGCCTGCTGCATATTAATTGTTGCAGAGGACGCAAGGCGAATACAAGAGCCAGCGGTGCTGAATGTCTGTGCGTTTGGAGCCCCTACAGTATCAGGGTTCTTCCAGTTTCCTTTAAGTTGAACTTTTGATTTTATGGTAAGTGAAGAGCCAACAAGATACTTGCCTTCATTTGCAATCACCACACAACCACCAGCCGTCCCAAGAGAATCAATGGCCGCCTGAATCGCTGCCGTATCATCAGTCACCCCGTCTCCCACCGCTCCGAACTCAAGAACTGAAACGATTCCGTTCAGCTTGTCTGCGTTTTGAAATGCTTTGCTGCTCATAGGTTGTTAGGTTTTTGCAAGTGGTGCATTATTGTGGCCACCACACCCAGCTTGGCGCTACGGTGTAAGTGATGTTGAGGACATCGTTTATTCCAACTGGAATTGGAGCATTCACTGTTGTTGAGAACATCTGCGTTCCGTTTAGCTTGATGGAGCTTACAGTTCCTCCAAAAATAAGCACAGCAGCAGGAGATCCAAACGGATTTGTGTAGTTGGTAGCTGAAGCTGCCATGGACGGAGCGGCGGCAGCTCTTCCACCGTTAAATCCAGCGCAGTTGAACACTTGGTTTTGCCGAGTATCAGCATTGTTGCTCCAGTTTAAGGCGGCTTGGTTACCTCTCAAGTCAACGCCATTGAGCGTCACGCGAAAGGCAGCATTGTCCACGCTGATACCGTATGTTTGGTTGCCCGTGCCATCTCCGTATGTGCCGCCTCCAAAATGCCCTCCGGTAACATTGCACACGGTTACACTTGGGCCAAGCACAAGGCCCGAGCCTTGGTTTGCGGCAAGGAAAGAGTTGCCCCAAGCCTTGACCCCAGTGATGTCAATATTCACGCCTCCACCAATCTCAATCCCATTGCCTCTAAAACCGCTCACGTTGCCCGTTAAAGACAGGTTGCGAACAGCTTGAGGGAAACTACCTCCTCGTGAAGTTCCGTCGATGTAGATGCCCTTTAGACCGTCTCCGCTCTGTCCTTTTACGTCGCAAGCGATGCTGACCGATCCAATGTACTGACTTCCGTTGCCAGAAGGGCCACCAATCCAAATACCAGCCGTTCCAGCGGCGTCAATGTATCCACCCTTCTCAAGTTTCACCTCAAGAATGAGCTTGTTCGTAGCTTGCTGTTCAATGTGGACATTGTTGACCGTTGACTGCCCAACGTAGAAGTCGCCAGAGAACGTTATGTGTTCTCCAGCGTAGATTGAAACACCGTACTGCCACCCAGCCATTGAAGGGCCGTTGATGTAAATGCTGTTGAAGTTTACCTCAGTGGGCAAGTCAACTGCCGTTGCTCCCAAGGTGTACCCAACCGCTTCGGATGCCGACCGAAGCATGATGCCTTCGGCAGAGTTCAAGGTGGGTGAGCCTGAAACGTAGTTGCCTGGGGCGAAAACACGGTCAAATGTGATTCCCTGACCGCCGTAGGTCACAATCCCGTATCGACCATTGCCAATCCACACGTTGAAAACAGACTGCTCAACAGAGATAAGCGTGAGATGCGGCTTGGTTTTTCCAACGGCATTGGAATGGTAAAATCCAATCCCAACAACATCGACTCCTTCAAGAGACTCAATCGGGTTTGACCCGATAATCATCGTGTTGATATCGGTGTTTGTGACAATCAGCGAAGAGAAGATTCCGTCACCACGCTGGTTGACGTAAGGCGTCTGAACCGTGAGCGGGGAGGTTACCAGATACCTTCCTGAAGGATAGTAAACGCTTCCTCCTCTTGGAAGCGAAGCAACGTAATCAATCGCCGATTGGATTGCGGCTGTATCATCTGCAATCCCATCACCAACTGCACCAAACTGGGTAACGGTCACAAGTGCTGACAGGTTGGCTAGAGGCAAATACCTTCCAGAAGAACCGCCGATGCTCCCAGCGCCGGTGAATGTCGCGCCGCTATCGACAAGCCAAGAAACGCTCGAAGATGCCACTGGAGAAGAGTTGAGCAGGTAAGTACCAACAGGAACGGAAACCTGAACCGGTGAGCTATACGCCGCCGCAGCGGTGAACGCCGCAGTGTCGTCAGTCGTCCCATCCCCGACCGCGCCGAAGTCCTTCACGTTGATAATCTGAGACAGCTTCTCCTCGACGTTCGTGAACACCGAGTCCACCGCAGGCAGCTTGTAGGTGACGTCCTGCGCGTCAACGCTGGCTGCGCTGTCGTAGTTGTAGCCGATGTCGAAGACGAACTCGTCCCCGTTGTCGGCGCCAGCCGTCAGCGTGACTTGGCTGTAGCCGGTCTCGTTGTAGTCTTGGCCGACGATGAGGCGC